ACTGCTGATACAATCTCATAATCTAATACAGTACCATTTAGGTATTGATGTGTTCTAGCTTCAGCTTCAGTACAAGTCATAGCATCTACAAGATACTGTGTCTTAATTTTTTTTGGTTTTCCTGTAGTTTCATTTATTGTTTCAAACTCAACTCTAACGAGGAAAAAATTTAATGTTTGGTCTCCCATTTTAAAACGTTTTAAAAATTAATAATTATTGTTGAGTTAATGATCAAAAAAATATTTTAATTTGTGAAGTATAAAATTAATTAAACCCCATACCAAAGGAACCTTTATTTGTACCACTTAATCTATCAACAAATAATCCTCTAGTTAAATTTAATTCTTTTGCCCAATCTTGTATAGATGGGAGTAAATCCATTAATATTATTTTTAAACGCTCCATAAATTGGGTATCACTAATAACATCGTTTGGCATATTAATTAAAGTCCTAATCTCAACCTCACGACTTTTCATTTTATCCATTATTTTATTAGTTTTATTAATCAAACCCCTTTCACTAAAATCTTTAATAACTATTTCTACTGACTGAATAAATTGTCGCATTTCTTCAATAGTTTCATTCAAGTAAGTTATAATATCTTCTTTAGGTTGTTTATCTTTTATAGCGTTAGCTAAAGCCCCAAAAACGTTACTTAAATCTTTATAACTATTAACTATAATGGATAATGTTTGAACTGCGTGTTGTCCCATTACTGTTGGGTCGTCATACCCAGAGACAATTTCTTTTAACAATTCTTCTTTTATAATTTTACGAATATTCATCAGATTAAAAAATTAAACACCAAATTCCTTAAACAATTTAACTAATAAATTTTTAGCATTACCAGTGATTTGATTTCCAGGTTCGTTTAATTTTTTTATCACTAAATTTAATTTAGTTATACCCTCCTTTTCAAGACCAACCAAACCACCTAATTCCTTACCGGTTTGTGTAATATCTTTTTTCATACTACTTGTTGAGGTGGGTTTTTGTTGTTCCACATCTTCTTCCTTAATAATTCTTTGAACTAATTTTTCTAAATCAGATTCAGTTAATTTAATTACTTTTTTCATTTTATTTTATTTATTTTTGCTGCTTTGCTTTTTGCTAAAAGCTAGCTGCTGCTGCGCGCATTATTTTTTTATAATAAAAATTTATTTAAATCATCTAATAATTTTGTTTCATCTTCAGATAAAAATTTTTTATGATTCTTGGTATCTATTAAAGATTTTTTATTTTCCGTAGATTCCATATAAGGTTTTAAATCTTTTTCTTCTGTTGATATCCAAGAACCAGGTGTAGAGGGTGAAGTAACAATATCCCAACAAATTAATTCAAAATCATCTTGAACAACATTCTTACCACCTTCATTTTTAAGTGAACCTACACCTCTAGAAGATATACCAACAGTCCAACCTTTTCTTATCATATTAAGAACTTTATCTCCAACGGAAGATATGATACCCATTTTATGATAACCTGGTGTTGTATCCAATTCCATTCTACCCATAAGAGTTCTGCCCTCCCACCATATTTCAGTAATTCTATGTGATACTCTATCAGCATCAATAATAGATGATTCAGGGTGATTTAATTCACCAAGTGAAGTTCCCATATCAATAAACTCTTGATATCTTTTGGCTTCTCTTTCTAAAATTTCTTTTGGATAAACTCTACCGTTTTTGTTTTCAACACCCCATTTCTGAAGAACGGCATATATTTCTATTTTTTCGGGTAGTGGACCATCTAAAGTTAGATTTGTACCTGACTTAAATTCTTTAATTAAGTTAGAGTTTGAACAAACACCATCAGGACAAGTTAATTCAGGGGAAATGTACCCTGAATCATATTCTACTAAAAATCCTGCACCTGTTTCACCCGGTTTTAATATTTTCATATTTATATTTTTTTTATAAATATGCCGTAAGAAAAAAAAGGGAGATTAAATCCCCCTTTTACTTAATTTTTACTTTTAAAAAATTCAAAGTTCTCATCTTTTTCAAAAACATCTTTAATAATTTTTTCAGATATAGATTCTATTAGTGGTTTTATTTCATCTGAATTGATTGGTATTAAAGGTTCTTTTTTAAATAAAGTTAATTCTACTGACATAAAACTTCTTTTATCATAATTAATACCAGAAGAAGCCATATTAAAATCAACAATTGTTTTTGTTTTATAAAAAGATTTATCATCTAAAATTTCATATAATTTACTTTTAACTCTTTTTGATTTTTTTTTAATTATAGTTTCATAATTTTCAATTCCCCACTCTTTTGGTTTACCCCATGCTGATATTTGAATATAAATTGATTTGGGTGTTTTATTGTCTACTGTTCCTGTAATTACATTGTATTGGTAAGGGGTTTCTACCCTCATTTCTTTTCCTCGTTTCATTAATAGGTTTATTAATTTGCCTCCGGGTTTAAAACCGTGTTATATAACATTTTATTCATACATAATTTTTGTTAAAATATAATAAAAATATAGAACAAAAAAAAGCCCCCTAAATTTAGGGGGCTTTATTAATAATTTTTAAGATTATTCATCTTTTTTATTAGATTTCAAAACCTTAAATATTTCTAGGAACCTATTCCCAAATACATAACCAGCGAATAGTGTCATTGAATATTCTAAGGCGTCTATAATAATTTTAAAATTATTCATATCTATATTAGCTTTTTTAGTCATACCCGTACAAGTTAGAATACCTAGGGTAACATAATAAGCTAATATAGACCAAAAAAGATAGATTCTACCTTGAGACCATCTACCTTTTTCCATTAGGACATCCTTAATTAGTTTCATCAGATTTTTTTTCAGATTTTTCAAGACCAAGGAAACTATTTAATTTATTTATTATTGCTGTAATTAAAGTTTTTTTACTTTTTTCATTTGTTAATGAACCGATATTCTCTAAAACAGAAATTAAATATTCTAGCGTTACATAAACAAAAAGGGTACCATGTAACCAACTAAAAAACCCACTACCCATTTTAGATAAAAAATCTTTATGATTTTCATATTCAAGACCAACAGAATTTGTTATAAATAATAAACACATCCATACAAAAACTTTTAAACCAAAACGACTAAATTTGTGTGATACTATTTTTTCACCTCTAGCTTTTGCCGCAACTATACCAGTTATCAATTCTAATATAACTAAAACAACAAATGCAAACACAGTTAATCCTTGTAAACCTATAAAAGATTCAATAAAAGCTGAAATACCTGCAATAGGTATTGTTAGTGGCATTAAATTAGAGTGTACAATCGAGTCACCAAAATCTTGTTTACACGTAAACCCAAAACAACTTACAAAGTGGTTTAAAAATCTATTAATCATTTTTTAAATTATTTTTTAAATCGTACAGTTTTAGAACTTTATCATTAGAACTGTCGTTATTTTCTGCCATCTTATAGATAGCATCTTTAGTTTCTAATAATTTTGATTTTACTGTAACATTTTCTCCATACAATTCTAAATGATTATTAACGAGTTCTATGGTTTCTTTAACTAAATTAGATACTAAAGTTTTAGTGTTTTCTTCATTATTCTCACGTAAAACTTTTAATATATTTTTTTCCTCTTCTGTTAAACTATCTTTATATTTTTCATTAAATTTATTAACAGCTAATTCTAGGAATTTATTTGGGTTGACATCTGTATTAATATAGGTAGTTTCTTCAGAAATAACTTCTTTTTCTTTCATTAACCAACCAACCAAATTTTCTTTAGATTCTTGTATCTTATCTATTGTAGAAACAGATTTTTTAATAGTTAATAAATTATGTATTGACTCGTGTAGATCTTTAGTTTGTCGGTCTTTATAATTAATACAGTTTTTTTCTAAAAGATTAATTAAAACTTTTGATTGTTCGTTTATTGATTCTTCACCCCTAAATTTATCCAATATTGATATAGATTCTTTAAGGTAATCATTAGCAGCAATTTCACTTTTAAAAGTTTTTGTCTCTAAATTCTTATAAATAATAAAAGTTGTTTTTAAAGTTTCGTTTTCTTTTAATATTTTAAGGAATTTTTTGTATAGTTCTTTACCTGTTTTATCATCAGAAGTATAAGATTCTATTAACTTCTCGGTGAATATATCTTTTAATGTACCAAAATTCATAGCAATATTTTTAAAATAAATATGCTCTAGCTATCAAGTATTTCATTATTTTCTTCATTAAGTAATAAATCAATTCCTTTAGTCATATTAAATATGTCTTCATTCTTCTTTTTACCCTCCAAAAGAAGTCTATCTATAACATTTTCATCACCCCTAAAACTTTCACCAAATCCAGTTCCTGCTTCAGATCCACCAACTTCTCCACCGCCAATTTCTTCTCCACCGCCAATTTCTTCTCCTCCACCTAAGTCAAATCCACCGCCACCGAATCCTCCACCAGTTTCTTCTCCTCCACCGAATCCTCCACCAGTTTCTTCACCCTCAGTTTCAGTAGGTGTTTCTTCACCTGTAGATATCTCACCATATAGTTTATCCACTTTTTTAAAGAACCCAGTGTTTTTAATTACTTCAGGGGTATTTTCAAGTTCTTTAGCTGCCGCTCTTTCAAGTCTTTGTTGTTCTAAATCTTCTAATATTTCATCATTAGACCAGTTAAATATATTTCTCTTAGCCCAAGTATGAGATGTAGGAGCGATACCACCATCAATAGCTGATACAAGGTCTTTGTAAAGAAGTACTTTTTCTTTCCATTGTTCAACTTTAAGAACTTCACCTTGTGTTGATGGGTTATTAAGGACTAATTTAAAATTATTTAATTCATCGTGAAACCCTAAAATATATAAATGAATAATAGCTATTTTATTTAATTCTTGGATAATAGATTGTTGAATCCTATTGATAGTTCTAGCGAATCTAATGTCCAGCATGGCTAAATTTTTACCATCACCCACAACTTCTTCAAAACCTAAAAAAGTTTTTGGTACTCTAAGAGCCGTTACCATTTTTCTTTGGATAAACTGGATATCAGCTATTTGGTCTAAGTTAGAGGCACCCGCCAAAGTTTCTATTGGACTACTAGCATTAGGGTCTCTTACAGGAACAAAGTAATCTTGGTCAACCGCTAAGGTATTGTATCTAAGGTCTACTTGACCTGTTTCTCTATCGGCTTTTTGTGTTCTTTTAAATTTATTAGCAACTTTTTGTACATAAGCTTCAACATCATTATCATCAATGTTACCAACGTAAACCTTAAATACTCTTCTTTCAGGAGCTCTGGTAACACGATAAACTAACATCGCGTCTTCAGCTAAAAGTAATTGTTTCCAAATACGTCTAACTTTTTCTAATACAGAAGTACCATAAGGTAGTTTTCTATCGTCACCCAATAAACGGAAGTGTGCTATTTCCCAAGCATTAAACTCTAAACTTTTATCTCTCCAATAAAATTTAACTTGTTTTTTTGACGCGTTTGGTTCTTGTGATGTATCGTCTTTTAAAGATTGGAATGGGAATAAACCTGATTCTTTCCTTTCAATGTTTATGTTAGTTAATTGTGATGCCCCAATAATACCGTCCTTATAATCTATTTTTAAGTAAAGAAAATTATCACCATATTTACATGTATTTCTAGTCCACATAGGTAAATTAGAATGAATATCTAAAACATTGAAAAATAAATCTTCTAAAACTTTTTTAATTCTAGATGAATCTGAATATATACTTAAAATTTTACCTTGTTCATTTAAAGTACAATTATGTGATACTATCATGCCATTTTCACATTTAACACCAAAAGTACTATCAACACTTGAATTAACTAAATCATAAACATCTTCTTTACCTACATAATCAACACTAACAACTCTATGATTATCAACATTATCGATTAAATCACCCCATTTAGAATAACCTTGTTTATTTATAAATCTTCTAGTTACTTGGTAATCTAAATTATTTACATTACAATATTTTTTAAATTCTCTATGTGGGTTTTTTGAGTTTTTTATGAAATTTTTCATGTTTGTAATTGAGTAACCTTCTTTATTGGTTACAAAATCTATATCCTCAATTCTTTGTAGATTATATTTTTTACATAGAATTTTATTAAAATTAATGACTGATTGACTGGTTAAATTAAAATAATTTGTTGTAGGGTTAATTCTATCACCCTTAATTGATGATATAAATTTTATATATTCATCCTCATTAATATCTTCTATGTGTTTTTTATTATGGTTATAATTTGGATTAAGTTTACCATTTCTTTGGGATCCATACATACCATTATTCTCACCTTTTCTACCATAAATACGTTTTTTATCCTCTAAACTTAATTTACTGATTAAGTTTTTCATAGATGAAGAACGTTTTATAAATCTTTCTTCAGGGCTCAACTTAGACCACGTCATTTTGGCTGTATCACTAAATATTTTTTTCATTTTTTCACTATACTCAGTGTTTAACCATCTTTCAGAATTTAATTCATAATGTAACTTTTGATGGTCGTCCCAAAACATATATTGTAATTCACTAGGATCATTATTTAATTTATTAAAAGATTTATGGTGTATAACTATTTTTTGGGAATCATTCCTTGGGTTATCTAATAAACTTTTTTTCTCTTCTTTTAAAATACTATCAGCCACAATTCTATGGGTTAATTTGTAATCACTCCAATGGTCATTTAAAGAAACTTTTTCATAACCTTTAGCAGTTTTTTTACTGTAAATAGATTTTAAAGCTGTCGCATGTTTTAGGTCTTTAGTTTCTACCCATTTATTTTCAGTGTTTAACCATTTATGGTCTGGGGTACAAATAATTTCTGTATCATCATCTAAAATTACTTTATAAACATCTTTATAACCTTTATAAACAACTTTATCTACTATAGAGGGTTTTATACTATCCTCATCTATCTTAACACCGTACACCCAAAAGTTAGTATAATTTTTTTCATACAATTCTTTTATAGTAATATTTTCACCATTTAATAATGGTATTAAAGTGTTTCCAGCAAGGCAACTCTCCTCAGACATAATATCTAAAGCAACAGCTATTTCAGGTGTGAATTCCATGGCCTCAAAATCCATGTAAGAAGCTATCCTAGAAGTTTCATAAAATACGGCTTTTTGATATAATTCGTTATCAACCTTAGCCCATTGACCTTCTAAATATTTTTGTTGTTGTAATTGTAATTTTTCTTTTTCGTAATCTTGTCTAGATTTAGTTACAATTAAATCTTTATCGTCTAAAGCATACTTATTGTAAGTCATATTATTTTTTACACTACCATGACCCTGACCAAACAAGTAGAATAGTTTTTGATATACTGTTAAATTTTTATTATTATCTGCCATTTAAAAAAATATTTCTTATATTATAAATATTACCATTAAAAATAAACCCATAATTAGTAATGTGAATGGTATGTAATTTTATTCTACGTAATCACAATCAACGTAAGATAAATGATTACCATTTGTTTGAATCTCATACACGTAACTAACTAAATTATCGTAATCACCAGAACAAAGTGATAATTCAGATACAACTTTTTTATTTAAATTACTTGCATTATTATTAGGTTTTTTTACTATATTATAAACTGGTCCAGCACCCTTTCTAACACTAGGTCTTTTACTAAAGGGATTATTAGATATTATTCTTGCCATTTTTTTTTATTTTTTAAATCCTTTCATACCACTGAATAACCAATTATATTCTTTGGTTTGATCAATAGTTATGTTATTATTTTTACTAGCGTTGTCTACATAAAAACCAGTTCCAATTACCTCATTTAAAATATTATTATCTTCTACCACATTTGTTTCAACTGACCAACTATTTACCATAGCTTTGGCCTGACCTTTTGATTTTTCCAAATCCTTAAAGGAAGTTGAAGCAACAAAACAACACATCGCGATAGACATTAAAAGATCATCATGATAACCTTTCATGTGGTCCGCTCTACCACTAATAAAGACAAAAGTTTCTATTTCGGCTAAGGCTCTTTTAGAACGTATTTTAAAAGAATCCATTCTAATAGCTTCTTCTAATTTAGATATAATTGTATTTCTATTTTTTTGGAAATTTAACCCAGGTAATTTACCTTTATCCATGTATTTCTGTAAGGCTCTATTACTTTCAATAGAATCGATACCAACCGTTACATCATAATAAAGTTTTCTTTTAGGGTATCCTAATTCAATTAGTTTAAGTACAACAGAAGCACCCCAACCACCAGTGATATCCACCACAATAAAGGCATCGTAAGATTCACCATAATACTTACATATTTCACCTAAAACATCGGGAGCAACTTTACCATGATATTCAGCAACTTGATTTCCTGTTGTAAAATCCCATATACAAAGTCCGGCAAAGTCATCAGAAGAACCTGAAGAAGGGTCAGCAGATAAAATATATTCATGACCAGCTATTGGATCTTCCCATATCCACATATTACCATCTAACCATTCTTTTCTTAAAGGCTCTCTAACGTTATCCCTTTCTTGTCTATTTTTGTATTTGTCGTCAATTACGTTATCACCCGAACCAACAAAAGAACATAATAACTCTTGTGCAATCGACCTAACATTATGATTAAGTTGGGCACACATATCATCAAACCATTTGGACCTAGGTTGATACCCTTTTTCTATCATTTCAGGCCATGTTTCTTCAGGTACTACCGCATCGGGACCTGAACCACTTTTAGGGTCGACTAATTCTTCTACAACTTCATCAGTTTTTTCGTGACGTAAAACCCATGACATACCTGAACCATCATTTTTACCATTATAACGAGGGTCTTCATACCACCTCATCGATACAATGTTAAAATTATTTTTACCCTTTTCCGCCGTAACATAGGCTTTATGATAAAGTGGGTCATGTCCGTTTGGTGTTTGGTGCCCTAAAATTCCATTGTATAGAACAGAGTGACACCAAAAGTCTTCTGGTGAATCTGGTAAAGAAAAATCGTAAGTATTATTTTGGTTAGATTTAATATTTTTAATTTGTACCCAAGTAATGTTATTTTTAATTAAACCATTTTCTTCATTTATAATATCTAAAAAACTTAACATTAACTCTCTACTGATATGTTTACTTTTACTATTCTTTTTTGTTATATGTGATATATTACATCCATTATCATTAAAATATTTTAACCCTTTGTTGGATTTTTTATAAAAATCTCTAATTATATCAGCACCCATAGGTATAATATCATGTGTGTTACGAAATGATCTATTGTTTAAACTTTCTTTTTTAATTTCTTTTCTATTAAAATCAAAACCGATTATATCGTAATATAATTTAGAGTAATTAGAATCAGATATATTTAATCTATAATTCATAGAATGGACTTTAACTCTTTTAGTCGGTTTCATTAATATTTCTTGATATTCAGATAATATACCCAAGTTCATGAACAACATTCTAAATTGTTCTACCAAACGTTTTGATGATGAACATAAGCCTACTTTACCGTTATCAGACCTACTATACCCATCACCATCCATAAAACCTTTTATAAAGGATATTATATTTTTTCTAGATAGTTCAAATATTCTTTTTGGGATAACTTTATTTTTAGCTTTTAAAGATAAATCAAAACCCATATACTCTAAAAATTCACCTAATTCTTTAGAACCGGTAGTATAATGCCATTCACCGTCATAAGAATAATTTAAATTTAATTTATCAAAAATATGGGATACATTATCACCACAACTAATAGTAATAGATGTCCCTATATGTTTATCATTTTTAATAAATTTATATGAAGAACCTTCAGCTAAGAATAATCCCATAAAATATGAAATATCTTCAGTTATTTTTTTTGGTCTAAAAATATTTTTATTTTTTTTGTTTTCTATTGGATTAAAATCAGAACAATTGTCATTATTATCCCAAACATCATGACCGTAAACAATAGGAACATAATCCCCAACGTTTAAATCTTCTAATTTATACCAACCAAATCTATTGTTTTTTTCAGAATAAGCATATAATTTATGGTTATTACTACCTTCTAATTTAGAATACTTAGTTTCAATAATTTTAGTATCAACAAAACCATTATTATGGAAAATATTAGATTTTCTAGATTTACCGTATCCATAAATTTCATATTCTTTTGTAAAATAACCACCTTCTTTATCGTATTCAATAAAATCAGATACTTCTCTAATACCTTTTGGTGTTAAAACAAAAGTATCGTCAGTTACACAAGAAATTAATATTGACCTACCACCTGTTGAAAGTGATGGTTGTGCTGCTGTATAGAATTCCTCTCCTTTATTACCTTCGATAAATGCTGCCTCATCAACTACAATAACTGAAGGTGTATAACCCCTTAAAGCATCTTTTGAAGAAGCCACCGCCTTAACCTCTGAACCATTCCATAATTTATAATGTGAACTTGAGTTTTTTTCTAGGTTAAACCAACTATCATTTCCTGGTGGACGATAAACATCCATCCAATCAGGTAATTGCATTGTAAAATCTTTAATTTTTTTTAAGAATTCTTTAGCTGTTTCTTGTTTATTAGCCGCAATAAGAATTTTTTGTGTACTCTTATTTGAGGCTAAAGCCGTAAGAATCGCTAGATAAGCGGCTGTTGTTGTGGATATACCTGCCTGACGAGGTTTCATCACAATATTGTGGTGATGGTCTTTATATGCCTTTACTAATTCTTTTTGTCTAGGAAATAATCTAAAAGGTACAAAACCTTTTTGTGTCCTATCTTCTGTTTCTAAATAATTTTCAATAGCGTATATAGGGTCAGATAAACACTTCCCTATTTCATATAACATTTGTGCCTTCGATAAACTCATGCAAATAAATATCATCGGGCATGAAAAAACCCACCATAGTAGCGAACTTGGTGGGTTTTAATAGTCCGTAGACTATAACGGTCCTATCCGTTTATTTTTAATACTTGTATGTCCATATATAACCATACACACTTTTAGAATTACCCCCGTTTAACATGTGACTAATATTAGATTTATTAAAACTAGGGTTTTTTTCTTTTATATCACTTAAAGAAGTATATTCATGAATTAATTTACCATCTTTACCTATTTGTTGTATCACCGTAAAAGACTTTAAGGTATTTAATTTAGATATATACTCTTTATGTTCTTTTGTGTGTTTTTTACCATCAAATCCATTAATATAATCACAACTAAAAACTCGGCTTTTAGCTGATTCACTCATCTTTTTTTTAGTTTCTTCACTATGTGACCAACCACTCAAAATTACATTTGGGTTGTCTGCCCAACTACTTAATAATTGTGAAGCTAATTTATTATATTTATACTCTTTAGAATCTTTATCAAAACATTCCGATAATAATATATGTGCTTTTTGATGATCTTCGTATGATAATTTTATTAAATTACTTTGGTCATCACTACCACCCATACTTTTAGGTATTATATGATGATTATGGTATAAATTTACCACTTTATCTCTACATCCCTCAATAAATTGATAGTAATTATCTAATTTATTTTTTATCATATTTTTAATTATCTATTATTTAAGATATCTCTAATTTGTGAAGCAAATTCATAATCCTCGTCTTCAATTGCTGATTGCATTAATTTTACTAATTGGTCCTTTGACATATCTTCAAGATTACCAGTTTCTTGTGGACCTTCATCTTCTTCCTCATCACCGCCAAGAAGTTTTTTCAATACAGGATCAGTATATTCACCTTCTTTTTCTTCACCAGCTTCAGGTGTTGCCACATCACCTTCTTCATCTTCTTCCTCATCACCACCGTAAACACCAAGAGCCTCGTCAGAACCTTCTTCTCTTAATTCCTCAATAGCCTCCTCAGCCATCATTTTAATTTTATTTTTAGCATCGGTTCTATTTTGTAATAAACCTTCAACAATACTATTAAAATCGTAATCACTTAACTCCTGTAGTTTATGCCAAGTTAAAGAAACTACTTCTTGATTTTCTACAGGTATCTCCTCAATAAATTTAGTCCAAAGAGCCGGTCCTAATCTAATATCGTTTGTTTCAGCCTCTAAATTATCTGTTTGAGATAAAACATATTTTCTTTCTTCAGGGTCAGTGGGTAAAGACCATAAAGACATTAATTCAGGAATACCTTTACCTAATTCATGTAATAATATTGGGTAGGTCATTCCTTGTGCTACAATTGTTGGTACACCCCCCGTTTGAGAAAGTTTAACCCTTGAATTACCAGCGTGAATACCACCTTGTCCTTCTCTTTTAATTGTATCGTCGTCCATCAACCAATAGTTAGCGTCATTAGCCGCCATAATTTTACCGTATTCACGACTTAAATCAGGGTTTTCATCACGAAAATCATCATCAGCAAAATGAAGGTTTTGTGTTAATCTAGCTGAACCTTGCATCATAGCGTTAGTTAATCTTCTTCGTTTAACTTTAGGTTTCATTTGTTCGGCAGTTTTACCTTGTGGTGGTGGGGTATTACCTTTTTCATAACTCATCCCCTCCTTTTCTACCATACCAATTCTAACCTGTAACATTTCAGAAAGTCTTTCTAAATTTTGTGGTGTAGGGTTTTGTACTAAACTCATGGCCTCCATCATTTGTTGTCCGTTAAGACCTGATGTAGGTAAAAGTGCTGGAACTAATTGTGGTGGTAAACCAGTTATTTTAACATCAAAGTTCAATGAACCACTTGGGACATTAAATTTTTTACTAACTAATTCAACAGCTTTTCTTTCCAATCTTTCTATACCGTATTGATATTCTTTTTTAGCAGCTTCTATTAAAGAAGACATCAATAATCGTTGGACATCTTCTAAATTAACATTTTGTCTACCTGTTTTTTGTTGTATGTTTCTTGCTATATCAGCAAAAGCTTGGTCAGCCATTTGTTTGGCTATATCAGAACCCAAAAGTTCAGCATATTCATTATCACCACTATCAAAACTACGACTTACATTAGGATTCATTCTTGCTTCAATTATTAAGTTATTTTGTATACTCTCAACCAATTCCGATTTAGTCATTACCGGATTTTGAGACTCTACAAGTATATTCATAATTTCTGATTCAGACAAACTTATTTTAGTATAGTTTTCAACAATAGATTTAAAATCTTTTGCTTTTATAATTCTATGTTCACCCATATTATTTTTTTCCATATTTTTTAAGGTTTCTTGTTTTAATTTTATAAATTCTTCTTTCTGTTTAATAGATTCTTCTTTATCTCCGATATTTTTCTTTACAAAATTTTCTTGTTTTTCATAAGCATTTATACTTTGTGATAAAGCTTTTGACTCAGTATTAGAATCAGAACCTACTGGGGCGGAGGCACCCATAGTTTTAAGTTTTTTCCTATCATTATTTTGTTGTACTTTAATTTTATAATCGGTTTGTAAATTTTTTAATTCTTCTTTTTCTTTTTCTAAATTTAATTCATCTTGAGCTAAACTTTTTTGAAGTTCGTCAGACATCTTTTGACCATCAACCTCCTCTTGTATAAAATATTTTTTTTTCATCATTTTGTTACTTTATTTTCTTTATACTTTAATACAAGGTCATATTCATAAAGTTGTTCATCTACAGATTCTTTAGTATCACCAAATTTAAAGACCCTTCTTTTTTCGGGGTAATCTTCATCATCTTGTAATTTTTCCCAACCTAAAGCCATAATACCTTCTACAGCATTATAAATATCACGAACACCATCTTCTTGAATTAATTCTAAATCAAATTCATCAGTTTTAAGTGAACCAACCAACTTGATTATAGATTCATCAGGTGCTAAATCCCTAGTATCCGTCATTACAGACGATTCATACCAAGACTCATCCCACTCCCATTCAGTAGAATCCGAGAATAAAAACTCAAACATATTTTCACCTTTAAAGGTTTTTCCAATTCTGTTTATATAAATCAAATACATATACTATAAATATTATTAAAAGGCATAAAAAAACATAGCCAACAGGCTATGTTTTCTTAATATGTTTTATTTTTTAGAATCTTCTTCTACCACGTGCTTTTGGGCCAGGTTCTTCTCCCGGTGTAATTCCCGGAGGAGGACTAAATGGTCTTCTTGAAGGCCTATCAGTATCAGGTTTACTTTCTCTACCAGGTTTTGTTGTTGGTTCGGAAGGTGTTGTTTCAGGTTCCTTTGCTGGTTGTGGTGCCATTGAAGGTCTTGTCCCGTCCCATCTTTCATCACCAGCTTTTGGGCCAGGTTCTTCTCCCGGTGTAATTCCCGGAGGAGGACTAAATGGTCTTCTTGAAGGCCTATCAGTATCAGGTTTACTTTCTCTACCAGGTTTTGTTTCAGTTTCTCTTCCCGGTTTTGTTTCAGGTGATTTTTCCCTTTGTGGTCCCATAGTATCTATTATTCCGTCTTCCCCTAAAACTTCGTCAAAATCTGAGAAAGTGTCAATAGGTTCACCAATAAAATGCATACCTCTCATAGTACCCAATTCTATATTACCAACGGAATTGATTCTAGCTTTCATAACTTTCTTTTTACCGTCTTTGATATCTAAATAAATTGTTTGTTCTTCAGGGTCTTCAGATTTGTCTTTATGACAAAAACCAACGGTGAAGCCATATTCTGAAGCCATATCAACAACATCATTGTAAGCTAATTCTTGTTCATAGGTTTCAAGTTCATCCATGATATCTGTTTCAGACATAAAATCATCGTACTCAGAATAACCAGCCCTAAAATTTGAGTTGTCTGGTAATAAATTTCTACGCCATTCATTAGAAGGTCTTTCCTCATACCCAGGACCAGCGTGTTTTAAATAGTGGGGAACCATATCTTTTCTAGCTTGTCTATGTGCTTTTAAATTTGGGTTATATAAAGTTTCATCTTCCTCAAAATCTAACAATAATTTATTTGGATCTTCATCTTCATCACCGCCTATATGTGGGTTATTTTCAGTTTTATCACTCATAAAAGAATCATACATTGGTTTTGGTGTAGTTTCACCAAATCCTGACATTTCCATATCATTTAACCAATCATTAACTTCTTTTTGGGAGTAATTATTTTTATCTTTCATATAAGACATATAATTTGTATCATCTCCCATACCAAGGTCTTTTCTAGTTAATAAATTAGAATCATTATCTTTCATATAATGCTCATAATCTTCTTCCATTGGTTCTTCAGATCCAAAATCAAAAGATTCTTCTTCTTTTGATTCTTCTTCTTTAGATTTTCTTTTAACCGTTCTAATGATATCTTTTTTGTCTTCAGAATCCATGTTATCTAAATTTAATGCTGATAAAACAGATTTAGCAACCCATTTTTGCATATCAGAAGATAAATCCTCAACGTCTCTAAGTTGTTGACCTAATTTTCCTGTTGTACTTTGAATATCCTTTATCTCATCATCTCCATCACCTAAATCTTCATCATCTACTTCTTCAGTATCATCACCAAAGTCAAAATCCTCGTCATCTACTTCTTCAGTATCATCACCGAAATCAAATTCGTCAGAACCAGCATCATCCCCATCTTCATCAGATTTAGTTTCTTCATCTCCACCACCGAAATCAAATTCGTCAGAACCAGCATCATCTCCACCAAAATCAAAATCATCTTCTGTTTCTTCATCTCCACCACCAAAATCAAAATCATCGGTTCCTGTATCAGTATTTTTTTCTTCAGCACTACCAAAATCCGTCATAGGTTCTTTTGGTTCTGCTTTCGCCTTTGGTTTGTTAAGTTTTAAAACGTATTTTTTTTCATTTAATAAATCAGACTCAAGTAAATTAACATTATCTACACCATCGTAGTGATTGTTAATTTCTTCAAACATAAGGTTAAGGTTTCTAGTTGCTTCCTCAAAAGAATTAAAATATTTTCTACCTTTATTAGCCAAACCACCCAAATAATCAAAATCAGATTCTTTTAAATTTTCTTTTGTTTGGGAGGACTTTATATAGTATTTAGTATTTTCTCTTACAATAGCGTATGTGTTACCATTAACAGATTTTTTAACTAGTTCAAAATTAGAAAGATTCATTTTACTTTCTTTAATCACAGGTTTAATATCTGATAATTCTAACAATCTTTTTAATAGTTTTTTATTCATTTTTTTAAATATTTTTTATCCTTTTATTGACCACGTACCATCAGTATTAAGACCATTTTGTCCATTAGGTCCTTGAGCAAAAGTTTCAGGGTTTTTCTTACCTAATAAAGCAATTCCAGAACTACCCGCTATATCGTTAACAGAACAAACTGTTAAATTAAGTATTATTGGACCACCTGTTGGACCCGCCAATGTATTACCTTTATACACTAATGTATCACCAGCATTTACATATATTTGATAATATGTGTATGCTGAATATATAGCGTTTGGTAATGTATGTAGTACGTAATAACTATCCATGTTGTTTTTTATTAATAAATATAATTTATATCGTTTAAAATTTATTTTTTTTAATTAAATAGATGAATATTCTATTTATTTTATTATTGAAAGCATTTCCCGATACTCTTACTCACCTACCCATCTTGCTTGAAACCAAGACCTCACGGCGAATTGACTTCTTGAATTTGATGCTCCACCAACATTTACAATGTTTATGAAATCAGTTGATCCGTTTAGATATACAATTTTTGTTATTGTTTGAGCCACCGAGTTAAAAGAACCCGCGGCAGCAACAATTATATTATTTTTCTTAATTGCCATACTCGCTTCACTATTTCTATATACATCATACGACGCAGTAATTTCCCAATAACCCACCTTTTGTGGTGTAAATGTATAATTAGATGTATTAAACCAACTACTTGATACATTAACCGAATTACTCACAATACTATATCTACAAGGATCTTCAGTAAATGAACCCGGTAAGTTATAAGTTATATCCGCAGTTGTTGCTTCAAGTAAATAAAGAGTTGGTACAAGATTTGTGGATACGCTATTCCCTAAAGTAGTCAAATCAAAATACCCACCTCTAGCATTACCACCCTGCTCAAAGATTCTTAATCTATTTTGATAAACATCAATTGTTATACCATCACCCGAAAGTGACGTGTTGGTTGCCGCTTTCCCTAATAAAATCTCACCTCCTTCATCCCCTGATTGAAACAAAAGACTTAATTTAGCACCGTCAAAAGTAATAAGGGGTTCCGCATTTAATTCTCCATTATTTCCTGTTGCCGTAATCATTCTGTTGTTTACATTATTTAATATAGTCACTCCAGAACCACTTCCACCTGTATACGCTGTTGTTTGCACCGTATCATCAGGAAAAGTTAAACCTGTCGAAGAAAAACTCCACGCAGTTCCGATTCCATCGGAGAAGTTAATATCAACATCTGTTTCGTTTGCAACAACAGCAGTTCCAGGTGCAGTTGGCCCACTACTTATAGAAGTTGGGATTGGTAAATTTGAATAAGTGTTAGCGGAAATTGTATCTGAAATAATTGTTGTTGAATTTATTTCAGATATTGTTTGTCCTGATAAATTATTTACTATGTATTTTGTTATTGACATTTTTATTCATTTATATTTTTTATTGTTAATACATCTGATTCGTCATAGTATGATAACCTATTTGTTAATGATGAATTTTTAAAAATCTGACAAGTGTATAATTCATAAACAGATGGATTAGGACCAATACCCGTAACGGTAACAATAACATCATCGGAGTAAACTCCATCAACAGTTATGACTATATCTTCAGTGCCTCCGAAGGCACTTCCTGGTATTGTTAATGTATTTCCGAGCGAATAACCTTCACCTCCGTAAGTCAATGAAACGCTATTAACAATTCCGCTGGCAACGGTAACATCAAAAGTAGAATTCTCACCCGTACCTGCACCACCTTGTGCAAGTATATCGGTATATGAACCATCAGCTCCAGTTAAGCCAAAACCATTACTTGAAAATGCGTTTATGTTACCTGAGAGACCACCAATCTGAGTTCCCGGTATTGTTATTGTGTCACCTATTCCATATAGTTTACCCGAAAAGATACCAGTAACGCCTGTAACAACGAAACCGGAAACCTCAATATCAAAAGATGCATCAACACCCTGTCCGTTTGTTGTTCCAACTCTATTAACGTATGTACCATTAGGTGTGGCATTACCTAAAGCAATATATGTAAATGCGGTTACGTTTCCATAATTTGTTGTAAAATCAACATTATTTACATATGTGTCAACAACATTCCATTGGAAGTATTCCCCAATTGTGTTATTGTAAAAGTTATCAGGAATTGTATTATTGTAGAAGTATTCACCAATAATATTATTATAAAAATAATTCCCGATCCTATTACCTTGATTAGATGATCCACCAAATCCAAAATCAGATGCAATAGTATTGTTACTAAATAAATTTCCAATTTGGTTATATGAGAACTTATCACCAACTGTATTGTTATTAAATTCGTTTCCAATTACATTAAATTGAACATCTCCGAGTGTATCATTTGAGTAAAAATTATTACCAATTACATTATCTTCAAAGTATGTATTTCCGATATTTGTGGAATCTCCTATATTATTTTCTCTAAATGATGCACCTATTCGGTTTCTCCAACATTGACTATAAAAGTTATTATTATAGTGCTCATCTCCATTAAGAGTATTTCCTATGAATATACTAAAGAAGTTATTATCATAAACTTCATCACCAATTACATTTTCTCTAAATTCTTGATATGTCTTATTATTGTTAAACGATTCACCTACTTGATTATCACTAAATGTGTCTTCTAAAACATTATTATTAAATCCGTTAAGAGTGTTTTTACTAAATTCACCAAGTATGATGTTGCTATTAAAACCTCCTTTGATTATATTGTATTCAAAATCATCTTCTCCTGTGTAGAAGTTTCTGGAAAATGTACCTTGGATAAGATTGTAATCAAAATCGTTACCATCCTGATCTCCAAGATGATTATTGTAAAACTCACCATTAATTGTGTTGCGTTGAAAATCACAATCCATTATATTATCGTAGAAATTATCATTGATTATGTTATTGTCAAAATCGTTATCAATGATATTATTGTAAAAGGCACCTATAACTTTGTTAGAATCACAACTAGCTCTAAATGTGTTATTTCTAAAATCGTGTCCAAATGAATTATCTAAATAAGTATTGTTACCTTTGAACACATTATTTGGTAATAAGAAATTATATTCATCCCATACCGTATATGCTGCCGTATTTGTAGATGTGTTTCCAAAACATCTGTCTATGTCTTCAAAAGTTGGCAATTCTACTGAATCGGTATTAGATATAATGTTATTTTGTTTCCAAGACACACCTGTTAATAGATTTGCATTAACTAATCTTTTATCTGAAACAGTAATAATTACATTTCCGGTAACGACCATATTGGTATTATCTTCTATAGATACAATTTCGTAATAAGTTACAATAGGATTATTATTTACATCCAAAACACCAACAATCTGTCCAGTTGTGAAATCGGTAAAAGTAGTACCAATTCCTGTTACATCAGCAAAGTTAGCACCTAATATTGAAAACTCAATAGAGACGGTTCCGACATAAACATTTTCGGAAAAATATGCATCATATCTTTTGAAAAGAACCTCTCTAAAGTCGTAATCAAATTCATTTCCTTGGTCGTCTTTTCTATATGTTATTCTACCGAATGCAGGGTTAGATGTTACTTCGGTTTGATTGAATGTGATATCATATTTAATGTTATCATTCGGCCATTCAGGTTGGTAAGCATCAGACGCTAAAGAACTTGAATCTAGAGCGAATACAATTATAGGTGAAATATTTCCTATTTTATAGTTATCTATTGTAATTGGATTGCCATTATAATCATAATCAGGTTGATCATAACAAGTTTGATAATCTGTTATTAAATAAAATCTTCCTGGTATTAATAAACTATTTGTAATTTTATCTACAAGTTCAGAGTATGTAGTGTGAGTAATGGTATTCGCGGATAACCCAATACCTATATAATCTTTAACATAATCTAAAGTAGCGTTAACTGTGTGTCCAGAAGCATACATTAAAAATAAATTATCACCACCTAAACTATTATCGTTACTGGGATATTGATCAATTCTTTTATTACTCATTTTTTTATTTAATTATTTTTTTATTATTCATATAAAATTTTTGAACCGTATTCATCTAAAATAAAGAATCCGTATTCATCTATTATAAATTTATCACCATCTATTGGAACTGGTTCATTATCATATAAATCCCGAAATGGGTTTAATTTACCGAGTAGAAGTATATCACTACTACCAATAATATCTTTTTCTGAAGAAACCGTTAGATTATATATGATTGGTTTATCAGAAACAGGTATTGAAATCCCTTTATACACAAAGACACTAGTAGGGTCAACATATATTTGAAAATAAGTGTTGGCACTATAATCAGCGTTTGGTAATGTGTGTAGTATTGAATAGCTATTCATATTCTTTTTTATCTATTTTATTCAGGTAAGGGACCTAAATCCCCCATATATTCTTTTATTTCTTCATGAACTATTTGTGGATAAGTAATTTGTAACCACTCTATAAGTTCTTCTTTGTAGTGAAATTCAGGTAAATTTATATTAATAACAGTATCGTAATCACCCATATCGGCTTGATAATCTATAGGTAAATATCCTTCGCCATTCCAAAAAGGTGTTGCGTAAAAAATAATATCGTTATTATCGTCTTGCCTCCACACAACTGTTCCACTAAATGAATCAAAAGAATAAACCCAGTTACCGTATTTTAATGAAGGTTGTTTTTTGAAATAATCAAAAACAATATCATATTCACCATAATAATCATCCTCACCACCTTTTTTTATTTGGGTTGGATTGGTGTCTTTTATCCATTTAAATGGACTATCCTCAATTGATTCTAAAAGGGCATCGATTTTTTTTGACTCTTGGATTGATTCTAAAGTCATTTCTTTATCGTAAGCCACAGTTTTTATATCATACAACCTATCCATCATGCCGTTTCTTCTTAAAACTTTGAAAACCATATTCTCATTAGAAAATTCACCACCAGATTCTAAACCTGATTGACGCATTTTTTTAATTTTTTCTGTTAATTTATCAACACCTTTAATAGCTACATTATAATCACCATCTATTAACTCATCATATAAATCTTCAATACGATCCATTAACATGTTAGCTTTATCTCTAACTGACTTATCATTAATAGTAATTTTCTTTTTTTCGGGTTTTATTTTCCATTCATTGTTTAATATTGAATAGACACCCGTAGAATGGTGAGGCTCATTAATATCTTGAACATAAATCTCAATGTCATAACCATAAATGGCGATATCATGTTCCTTATTCCAATTAGAACTTTTTGATTTAAAAAAGTCTTGAACTAAATCTTTATCGACAGGGACATCTTTATAATCTATTACAATATGTAAATCTACATCAGAATATTTGGACCAATTATAGTTAGCTAATGAACCTGTCATGGTAACATCTTCAATATCCACCCCAGGTAAGTTTAAAGATTCAAAATAATCATCAGCTATTTTTAAAAGAGTTTTTTTAACTTCAGGTTTCATTTTTTGATTTTCATCCCATATCTTAGGATTTAACTCATCTTGCATTTGAAATCCACCTAAATCTATT